TTGTTGAGCGCACCGTCAAGGCCGATGGTGACACCGGATGGCGTTCCCGAGACGTGCCCGCGCCAGCGCGTACCATCAGTCAGGTCCACGGTGATGGTATCGCCGTCGTCGAAGTCCGTGATGTCGGCAACCGTGATGCTGGTGTCGCCCGTGGAAGCCGCCGCGGCCGTCGTGGTCGATGTCGGCCCGAGGACGAGGATCTGCTGCAGTTCCTGCCGCCACAGCAGCGTGCGCTCGCAGAACTCGATCACCGCATCCCGGATCGCGTTGTTGACCAAAGCCACTGGGGCCATGGGCACATCGGGCATGACCCAGTTGAGAATGTCGGTGCTGTAGAGGTGGGAGGTGGAGGTTGAGGCAAGCTGGACGACGATCGTCATGCCACACCATTGCGCATTTCACACTCGGCCGAGGTCGAGGTGATGGTGTAGTAGCGAAGAACGTCAACGGTCCCGACTGCGGTTGCTGTGGAGAGCGTTGCCGTGGCGCCAGCCGCGAACTTCCAGAATGCCGAGTTATAGGCCAGCGTCATCGCCGTCGAATTCTGGGTGATGGCGATGCGACCTGATTGACCGGCGACGATGTTGGTTGGCGTCGCGAGGGTGGTGTTGACGGTCATCGCCAGAGAGAAGTTATTCGCCGCTCCAAGATTCGGCGCGATCTGGCCGGTACTTGCAAGAGCGACGACAGCACCGCGTTGGGCCGCGGAGAACGTGTTCGTGCCAGTCGAGGTCACGATGCCGGTGCTGAATGCCTGGACGTTCGTGCCGATCACCAATCCAAGGTTCGCTTGCGCGGAGGCGGTGCTCGTTACGTCGGAGAGGTTGTTGTTGCGCTGGAAGAACGTGGAAGTCGAAACAACAGCCGCTGACCCGAGGCCCAGATTGGTACGCGCATTCGATGCCGTGCCCAGATCAGACAGGTCATTGATTTTCTGTAGCAGCGTCGAGGTCGAAACAACCGCCGCACTTCCAAGGCCGATATTGTCACGCGCCGCGGACGCCGTGCTGAGTTCAGACAAGTTCGACAGCGGGACATCTTCGAGCATGACATCCGACATCGTTCCGGGCGTGATGGTGGGAGTCCCGCCGCTGTAGACCAGGTCATAGCGGCCGTTGGCCCCGTAGAACGTGAACCGGCCATTGCCATCCGTGGTCGTTGGATTGGTCTTGGTCGTGGTCCCTGAATCTGAGTAGATGACTGAGGTCGATGTCGTTACCCCGGTCGGCCGCACCAGCACCGAAGCACCAGAAACCGGCAGCCCGGCGGCGATGATGACGTCCTGGTATTTCTGCATCATCCCATCCCAAGGTTACGCATGAAGTCCTGCATCGACTTTTCCGCGCGCTGTTGCAGCACGAACTCATCGTCCCCGCTCTGGTTGCACGCCACGACGTAAGCCGAGATCGCCGGCCGGTATTCGATCGGCAGCGGGAAGGCGTCGGTCAAGGTCAGGTCGGTATACGCATTCGCGTAGTTGCCAAAGTTCAGGTCCTGGCGCATGACCAGGGCCTTTGCGATGCCGTTGTTGGCGAACTTCAGCAGGTCTGCGTCAGGATAGCGCGGCGTGACCGCGTCCCCGCTTGACGGGTTCGTCGTCGCGTCGTTGAGGTCGATCCGCGCGAGGCTGACGACATCCTGGAGCGTGCTCATTACGCCGCTTTCTTACCGTGATCGAGACCAGCCTTGGTCTCTTTGTCCTGCGGCCTCGGGCCTGTTTTCTTCGGTGCCGTGAAGGCTTCGAGCTTCCTCCAAGCATCGAAATCATCGGCATCAACGGGTGACATGAACACAGCGATGAGCGTCCCGGCATTCAACTGCGTGACCACGTCGGCATCCACGCTCAGCGTGTAGTCAAGCAGTGGCTGACCTTCGACAATCAGGCTGACCTTGGGCGCGGGCGCCTCTTTCGGGACCAGCGCCATTTCGGGAACCATCTCGTACTTCGATTCTGCATCGGCCCAGACGTGGGGATGTTCCAGCAGTTTATCGGCCTTCTTGTCGTCGAGCACCTCGTGGATCTGACCACGAGTCCAAACCAGACCGGTCTGCGCGACGTTGTCGCCCTTCTGCTCTTTCGTTCCGATGTAAACGATTTTTCGCATCAGTCGCTCCTGAAAAAACCCGGACCCTTTCGAGTCCGGGGTGGTGCCGGTAGTGCCCTTTGTTACTTTGTCCCTTCGGCGATGTAATCCACAACGCCGACCAGCGCAATGCCCGCGCCAGAGACAAACCCGGGCGAGATCAGCGTGGCATAGACGATGGTGTCCACATCATTGATGAACGGAACGAAGTTGTTGAGAGCCTGCTGGGTCAAGCCCGCGGTCAAAACGAGCGCTGCTGCGAGAACAGCCGTGCACGTCGTCCCGCCGGTGGACGTGCCATCTGCGTATCGGACGCCGATGGCAACGGTGGCGGTTGTCACCGCCGTAGCCACAGCGATGAACCCGTTCGTGATGCGACCACCGCCGGGGATCTTGACCAGATCGATTGTGTCGAGCTGGGCATTCCCGGTCCCGAGCGTGTAGACCCCGTATTGCGTTGACTTGTTGCCGTACACCCCGTTGTGGGGCAGTTGCAGAAAGTTGTCTGCGGTATAGGCAGCCATGATTTATCTCCTTGGGTTGGCGTTAGACGAGCAGCGCCTTGCCGGCTGCGGTTGTCGGATCGGGAGCGTAGCTATCCAGTACCGCTACGCCGTAATCGACGTCAACGTTCGCGACGCCGTCATAGACCTGAAAGCGCGTCTTCGCGACGCCGCCCATCATGGCCACGGAGGTCTCCACCGCGTTCTGGTGGTCGACCAGTTCCTCGTGCCACGAGTAGTAATACTCGGACGATTGGTGCTGTCCGTAGCACTTGAGCAGCGCCTGGGCGCCGACGATCAGACAGCGGTCAAGCGCAACCGCAGCGGTTGACGTGCCCGCCGTGAACGTTTTGCCGTTGGCGCCACCCGTGTCGATGGCCACCGACTCGCCGGCCGCGAAGCGGATGGCAAGACGGTTAAGCGGGCGGATCAGGATGCCGGCCCACATGCCCACGTCGCCGTAGAACAGCGGGTGACGCATGCCGGCGGACCGACGCTCGTAGGCGTTTTGCAGGAACGAGCGCCACGACTTTTCACCGGTGCGCGTCTGCAGGTAGAGCCATTGGCGGTTGGTGACGAAGGCACACCACAAGGGGTCGTTCCAGGCATACACATCGCCCTTGATCTTGATCGACTGCAACGGGATCTGGCTGTCCTTTAGGATAGAGGCAATCCGGTCGAAGTCGGTCAGCGTCAGGATGTCCGTTGTGTCCAGCGTCGCCGGGGTGGTGGCGTCATTGGCGTAGAACTGCCTGTTCTTGGTCGGCGCCAGCACGGAGTTCACCATGATGGTGGCGAAATCCGCATCCGCTGCCAACGGTACAACCCAGTCTGACGTGTTCTGGGTGCCGCGCGCTCCCGCCATTGCGACCAGGCAGAGCTGATCCTCGAGACGGCCGGACCAGTTCGTGAGCCCCGCCATGGCGATGCCGCGCAGATTCCACACGGTACGCTGCTGGGTCATCTTGCCGCCCGCATCAGCGCCACCGCGATACTGGTTGATCTGCACGTCCATCGAGCTGTAGGTCAGGCTCATCAACTTGCCGGCGATGCGCTTGTCGCCCATGACGGGCTTGCCGGTCAGGTTGTTGAACAAGTCCACCGACACGGACGCGCCAGCACCTTTGGAAAGGTCGGTCACACGCACGATCGGGTATTCCGCTGAGGTCTGGCCCTTCAACTTCGCCTCGGCTTCCGCCTGCTTCGGCGCCGGCCCCGTGAGCAGGTTCATGAAACCCGGCTCGATCTGGACGGCAGCGAACAGCGCGGCTCCGTACACCTTCCGGGCCAGTGCTGACCCGTATGGGATATTGGTAGCCATTACGGCTCTCCTTTACTGAGCCCCAGAAATGAAAAACCCGCTTCTTGCGGGTCTGGGGATGCGGTGAATCAACTTCCGGACTACAAATTGCTCAAGTACGAATCCAGCTGCTCCCTCGTCATGCTGAGGAACTTGCCGCCGAGTTCGACGGAGGACATTTGGTCCACACGTTCTCGCTCGTCAGCCACTGGCGGCGCACCGCCCGGAATGTCGGATAGCGACCGCGGCAGAGAAGGTTTGGCCTTCAGCTTTGCCGCTGCCACTGCCTTGATCTGCTCCTGCGTGAGCTTTGGTGCTTCTGCGCGCGGTGGCTCGACTTCCTGCCCG